GTGAGTATCGGAGTGATACGCCCCCGGTTTTCTGGTTTATAGAGGGTTATTGCCGCCGCTATCGGCGACAAGATGCGCACGTCATGAGCAGGCGGCCCTCTCCCTACTATCCGGCAAGGCGCCAAACACCGACCCGTCCAAGCAACAACCAGTGGCCATAGCCACACCAATCGACGCATCACGAGCAGCGAACCCCGGCACTGCCCTGCACAGGGCCAACAACCAACAGGCACCCGGCCTGACAACAACCGCTCCCCCACAGCGCGCAGACAGGACGCCACCAGGCGGGCAGACCAAGCATCAAGAGACACCGCGGGAAGGCCAAACCAGCGCGCAATAATGGGCCACCCAAGAGAACTATCTGCACCACCTCTGGCAGCAACAACAGCAGCCGGCACGACAGCAGCAGGTGACGCCTGCACCGTTTCTTGGCGACTGGTGGTGCTTCCCCGGGTACGCCGATAGACAACAACCGCTAGCGCTAGTGAACACACAGCCAGCACCAGGGACACCATCGCTGTCAACATTCCAATAAACGAGATCATTACTAAAATTCCTTTTCTTCTGTATGTGTTAAGTGGCCCCTTCCCAGCCCTTCCCCAGGCGAGGAAGGGGCCACAAGCAATAAGGAGGCTATTAGGCACCTAGGCCGGTATTAGCCTGGTAGGTGAGCTGGAGCATCGAGCACAGCCGGGGGAATAATCCAAGATCAATATGGGTCTGAGCCCCGGCGCTATCCTGAAGATCCGCACCGGTGGGCCCTAGCTCGATGAACAACCCATCCAGCTCGCCCGAGAAAACAAACTCGTTAGGCATCGACGGTCACCTCCTGGGCAGCACTCGGGTCTTCCGGGGCGAACAGGCTCATCATCGCTGGGAACTGGAACCGTTGAACCCGGAACAAGAACTCGCCCTCGTCGTAGAAGCGGACTGTTCCGCCGTCTCGGGTCGCGTACAAACCATCGCCGATGTTGCAGAATCGGTCCGTCATTGGCGGCACCCCGGCATGCCGGTACCAGGTGTCTTGCAAAGCGTCGATGAGTCGCATAATCGAATCCGCATCAACCTGTACGACGCCAACCCCGTCCTGGGCCAACTCCACCCCGGTATCAGTGATCGTTACTTGGAGGTCATCAATCTTCCGGCTAGGCACGGGACTCTACCTCCTGCCGCAGCGCATGCTGCAACACCGTGATATTCCCATGCACGACCTCGGGCTGGGCGCTATCTGCAGTACACAACCCCAGCAGCATGAACTCCGACACATGAGGAACCCTGACGTCCCCCGTACCACCGCCTACGATCAAAACATCAACCAACCCCTCATCAATCAGCGTTGTGAGGGCTTCCGCTACCGGCCTCAACTCGACCAACATCGGCTCGCGCTTCACACGAACCACAACATCCAAATTCTTCATTGTTTTTCCTTTTCTTCCTTGCTTTACGACGACCCCAGCGCGACTAAGCCGCAGATTCGTCTACTCGCTCGACGATCAAACCTTCGATTGGGACACCTGCTAGGCGACTAATTTTCAGTACCGTGGCCAAGGTCGGGCTCGTTCGTCCATGTCGCAGATTGCGCACGGTCGTGCCGGACAATCCGAGTTCAGCACCTAACTGTTCATCGGATGTAAGGCCATGCAATTTTCTGGCCTGGTCTAAAACCGAGGCCTTTATTCGAATTGGTGCAAAGTTTGCGCTCATGGCGCCATTATTACACACCTTGCGCCGTTGACGCAATAGCTGCACTGAAAAATTAAGTTTCCAATGGTAAATACTCGCGCAAACCTTGCGCGCAAATAGCAATTCAGTTACAATCGCCGTATGAATCTCGAAAAATGGCTGACAAATATCACCACTGATACAGCCCCTGAAATCGCACAACGCACAGGCATCCCCAAACGAACATTGCAGCACCAAATAGCTACGGGGAGAATGAGTATCGAAAACTTAATCAAAATCGGCGCAGCATACGGACACCACCCGCTGGAAACCCTGATTGAATTTGAAGTTATCGACCCCGTGTGGCGAACTATCCCGGATATAAGGGCAGCACTAAAACTTGCGCCCGAAGAGTGGCTGGCAGACGAGGTGCTCAATCGAATGCGTTTGGGCGCAAAAACTGACGAGTTCACGGTTCCACTTGATGAGCTTGTCGAGCGAAAGCGCTGTAAAACGAAACCAGAAGTCACCTTGTCTCCTGCTGATGGTTGGCAGTATGAAGAGATGGCGGCTGCGGATGATTCGCCGGATGAGCCGATGCCGGGTGATGATGATTACCATGATGGTCCGTAAGCTAATTTGATATTTTTGTTTCATTCTCCTTATGATTATCCTTAATTTTTTCATATCTCTAGGAGAATGAAATGTTAACGATTGACAACCTTGAAGATTTAGCGATATCTCTGGGGGTTACCCTGTGTACGCACGTCGGTGGCAAGAAGGGGCTATGGAACGCACCCCGGCGCGCGATCAGTATTCGGCGGGGGCTGCACCCGGTGGCGCATTTGTGCACATTGGCGCATGAGGTGGGGCATGCAACATTGGGGCATGATTCGACTGCTGTGGGGTGGTGGCGGGCGAAGCAGGAACTCGCAGCTAATCGGTGGGCAGCAAGACAGTTAATCACGATTGAGGAGTATGCGGCGGCCGAGCGCGTCCACCCGTCGGTAAGCGGGGTCGCCCATGAGCTGGGGGTGACGGTTTTTATGGTTGAGGCGTGGCAGGAAATGTACCGGTCAGGCACATATGCGAGATTCCTTATGGATGCCTGATAAACCCGAAAGAGGGTATTGCAAACATCATTCCATCAAAACTGCATACAAGCACCTAGGTGAATCATAAGATAAATCTTAACTGCGGTTTACATAAGATGAAGAAAAAGGAACGGAGCCATGGCTGGTATCTATGATGCGAAGCCTGCGGAAACCTGGTGCAGCCAAAATGTGGTGGGGATGCGGTATCATGCGGCGGAAGTTAATACGGTTATCAGGCAGGTACGAGCTGATGCCGAGGGTGCTCGATATTTCGATGCAACACTAGTGTTGGAGCCGGATAATCCGCATTCCAATAGTGGGCATGCTATCTCCGTGCGATACAACGATCAGGTGCTGGGGTATCTGCCGGATGAAGACACTGCGAAGTATTTTCCCGAGGTAGCGCGGTTGGCTGCGAGCGGGTTTGATGTCGGAGTTCGGGCACGACTGTGGTCGAATACGGATAGGCCTGATTTCGGACCAGGTGACGCCCCATATTACAAACTAAAAGTGGGGGTACTGCCACCTGGGGCTATCGCCCCGTTTAATAATCCCCCAACCTTGGATTGGGCGCTCATCCCTCGGGGCAAGAGTATCAAGGTCACGAAGACCCAGGAGTATTTCGAGGCGAACAAGAATGTCTTATCAGTTGGAGACACGTGTTTTCTCGCCACGCTTCATAAAGTTATGCGGGGGATGAAAGCCCCGGTGATCGAAGTATGCCTCAACGGTCATCATCTTGGTGAGCTCACTGAGGTTTCCAGCAACAAGCTTATGCCTTTTGTTGACCATTTCAACGATAAAAGTCTTGTGGCTGTGTGCTATGCGCTGATATGGATTCGAGCTAACGGTATACAGGTCACCTTAGATGTCACCCCTGCCGCGAGCGCAAGCTACTCCCAGATACACGATCCCGTAGTCAACCCGCTGCCTGAGCTGGTGAGGAAGGAACGGGACCCATGGTCGTACCAGTTACCGGGGCGGTTTAAGGGGTCGGGAAGCTCGTCTGGTATCGCCCAAGCGCAGAGCGCCGCTACCCAGGGGTATGTTAATCAGCGATCCCCAAAGTTCGCGCATGTCCAATCAGCAACATTTACCGAAGCGGAACGGCGCAAAGAAGCAGCCAGGCGTGCTAAAGCAAACGAGCGGGAAATCATGGCAAGCCGCGCCACGCCAATGCCTTCCAATCCGCCTACGGCGAGAGCGTCGGCAACATCGGACGAGGAAGCAGGTTGTGCTCTTATCGGGCTCGGCATAGGCATCATTCTCATCTTATGGTGGTTGTCATCATGCTTTGGTGATACCTCTTCAGGCAGTTCAACGCCTGCGACTACTTCTTCCACTAGTGATTATTCGTCATATGGCGACTCTGGCAGTAGTTCGTCTAGTTATGATGCCGATCAGATCAATGGGTGGACCAAAGCCGCCGCACGGAACGCTTGCCATAAACAGGTTGAAGCGCAGCTCAAGTCGCCGTCTACTGCGAAGTTTGAAAGCCTTTTTGATTTTACTGCTTTGCAAAACGACGCCCACACTAAATGGACGCTGCGGGGGCACGTTGATTCTCAAAACGGCTACGGGGCGACAGTCCGCGCGGAATGGGTATGCACGGTTGTCCCAACAAGTTCCGATAATGCCAGGGTAGAAGCCCTGCTAGTCCAGTAAAAACAGAAGAAAGGAAAACACAATGACGCATCAGGCACCAGCACCACAAGCCCCGCAGGAGCCACAACAACCGCAGCAGGGGGAACAGCTACCGCAACAACCCCCTTCCCCTCCACAACAGCAGGCGTTTCCGCAGTATCAACCACAGTATCAGGGGCATGCTCCGCAGCCGATGCCGGTTGCTGAGGCGGGGCCCACCGCAACAAAGCCATTTGAGCGGCACCAGACCATCGCTATTCTAATCGCCAACCTTGGGCTTGTAGTGTTCATCCTTGGGCTTCTAGCGATCTTCACCGGCAACAGGGTAGATGACCTTGCTACCGGCCTGACAATGACGGGCGGGTCACTTGCGGTCATGCTTCTGGCCGGCATTTGGAACACCCTAGCGACTATCGGCTATAACCTTGCCGCCAGCCAGCAACTGCGGCAACGGTAAGCGCATTGGAAATATTTTTGACCCCCGCTCCAGTTCTTGGCAGACATGAGCGGGGGTTTGAGGAAACAAAACCCATGTAGATGGGTTCTTTAAGGAGTATATCATGGCATATGTACGGGACTTATGGACCGTGGTTGGTCCCAAGGGGCGACGAGTGCGGTCGGCTAGGTGGGGGCAAGGCCGGCGTTGGCAAGCGGTGTGGGTCGAGAACGGCAAGACCATCACCAAAATGTTTGATAGTGCCGATGCCGCCAACCTTTATGTAAGCCGCACCGAGGTAGGCCAGGCTGAAGGCACATGGATTACTAAAGACCGCTTAGATGTGACGCTTGGCGATATGTGGGGTGTGTGGATTGCGGCAAAAACTGGGCGGGCTGCTTCCACTGTTGCTGGGTATCGGGCGGCGTGGCGGCACATCGAGCCCACGTGGCAGTACGCCCCCTGCTGGAAAATCACCCGAGCAGCGTTTAGCACGTGGATCCCCACCGTCACCCGGCTAGACGGCACCGGCGCGGCGTTAAGTGGAGCAAGTCTGCGTAAGGTGGGGATTGTTTTCCATGCGCTCCTGGACCAGGCTGTCGAGCTGGGGGTTATCACGAAAAACCCTATGCGGTCCAGCGATATTCCCAGGCAGGGGAAGTCGGACCGGCGGTATTTGACTGTCGCCGAGATCGACCGGCTTGTGCGGGCGGCGCCGACAGAGGCTGCAGCCCTCATGATCTCGGTGCTGGTCCAGACAGGATTGCGGCCAGGTGAGGCAAAGGGGCTGCAGGTTCGAGACCTCGACGTATTACGGGGCCGGCTCATGATCCGTCGTGATGTTGATGCCCTCGGCAACCCAGATGAGACGAAAACCCGCACCCATCGAGACGTCCCTGTAGGCGGCGATCTTCTCCTCGATCTCGAAGATATTGCTGATGGCCATGCGCCCACCGACTGGCTCCTCACCGATGAGTATGGCCATGTGTGGACGACAACCCGGTGGCGCGCAGTGTGGAAAACCACTTGCGCTGGTGCCGGTCTCACTGGGGTGACCACCTACGAGCTACGGCACACCGCGGCATCGCTGGCGATTGCTGCGGGGGCGGATGTCAAGACTGTGCAGCGGATGCTGGGGCATGCAAGTGCGGCCATGACACTCGACACCTACGCTCACTTATGGGAGACGGGGATTGATGCTATCCCCTATGCGGTTGCTGAGCACATGGCCGCCGAGCGGAAACGAGAAGCCGAAAAGGCAGCCCGACGCGCCAAGCGGCGGGGGCGGGGCTTGCGGGTCGGCGGTGGGGGGCGCGGACAAATA